CAACTTCTTATAAGAAAGGAAAGTTTATGGAAATTACTACTGTTGATCGTCCGACCAAGATTCAGAGAGTGTTTGATTTTATGCGTAATGGTACCACACTGACTGCTGGCGAGGCTCGCAAGCGTTTCCGTGTTAACAACATGCGCGCAACGATGCATGATCTCCGTGAGGCATTTGATCGTTTTGACATGAACTATGCAGTAGTTCGTGAGACGAAGAATGGTCGTTCGTACTACCGTGTAGTCCGTAATCGGTCTCGATAAAATTTAATAAAATTTATCACAACAAAAGCCCTTTAAAGGGCTTTTGTTGTATTTACGTATAAATATATTGTGAGAACTTATTATGCCTAAAAAAGCTTGTTGTTGTAAATGCTGCGCTCCGTATAATTATACAAATAATGTCGCAATGCTCGGTGACCTATTAGTTGATAGAGAATATGCTCTTGATTCTAATGGAAATTTGATAACAGATCCAGATACTGGTGGTTATAAAACAGTTAAAAATGTAAATGTATACCCAATACATCCAGATGATGAAATCATTTTATTTCAACGTGTTGGTTCTGATGCCGTTTACAAAAGTGGTAATGAAGTAGAAAAAATTACCAATGATGGTTGTAAATGTTGTTATGGAAAAACAAAACTATATCCAACCAGAACACGAACCGTTAGACAAAAATATAAAAATATTGGGTGTGCTTGGACTTGGTATCCACCAAAATATGCTGTTAACGGTGACCCCAATATACCACAATGTTCTGCATTTTCACTACTTGATCCTAGATTTGATTTTAGCGTTTCACATCTTTCAAACTGTTATTATCAAAAAATTTATGGAACTGATTATAGTACTGACAATATAGAGACTAGACCAAATAAATGTGACAGTTGTACACAAATATTACCTTGGGTTGCTGAAGCACATGAGAATGATTTTAATATATGGGGAGATGTCATAACCTCTCCAATAAGGGTTCCGGGTGGACCTAATGATGAGGCTATGACGGGAAGAGCATGGCTTCCAATAGGTGGTTGGCTAACTCAATACACATCATTTTTGTATCCTTCTCATAACATCAAAGATATGACTCCGTGTTGTACTTGTTATGAAGATCCAAAAAATACATCGCCAGTTCGTTTGGTAGATCCTACTGTAAGTTGTTGGAATAAAGTGGCTAATGGTAATGAAAGTGCCAGTGACTGCGAGTGGATGGATCAATATGCGACTACGGTATTAAATCATACTCCTATGTTAACTACACGAATTATAGAAACACGTATAGCAGCACAGGGAGATGTTTTTTATTCGCCACTACAAGGTCGTACAAATTCACAAAAAACATCAACTATATTGGGTTCTGATAATACTTTTAATATGGGTGTAAATGTACCTAAATTGGGTGGTACTGCTTTTTTTGTAAATTTTGACTTAATTGATACATTATATAAACCATCCAGTGGAGGATTTAGACAAAATTATTGTAATTATTGTGCTATGAGTCCATATATGCGTCGATTGATGCTGACAAGTTATCCTTGGGCTTTTGATGTGTTCTGTGCCGGTGGTGGTGATGTTAGTTCACCTGTAAAAACATATGATTTGGGTGTAAGTTACATAACTACTGGATTGGGTGATTATGGTTTATATGATTATGAACAATTGCATAGAGAAAATTTTGGTATAGCCCAAACTCCAGATACTTCAAATTACACATTTAAAATGGAACAATACACACCAATGCTTGGCGAGAGCACATTCTTTAGCCAATTTGTTGGAACTGTTCATTTAGAACATTACTTCCATTATATGGGTACTAATTTAGACGACGTAAATGCTGCTGGACCTACAATTCCACCACAAACAGGATTTGGAGGAACTGGAACTAATGGATCATCCGCAAATCCAAAAGATAGATGGGGATACTGGCTTACAAGAACTACACCTAAAATTTTTACTTATAAAAGTTCTGGAACTCCTTTATTCCAGTTTGATTTAGAATATGCAAAACGTTTGGGAATTTTTGAGGCATTTGCAGATCCAGATCAATCACAAGGATCTATTCCGATGACAGTTGAAAAATTTCTATCATACTTTAGTATGTTTAGCAATTCTATTTCAGATAATGGATTACCAGATGGTCGTGGAAAAGGAATGTTTCCACCCGGTTGTTCGAGTGATGGACACAAATACGTTCAAATTGTTCGAGATATTTTGGGAGCCATGTGCGAAGCCGGAATTATCGGTACAAGAGATCACAGAGAAAATATCTACAATGAGATTAAACAGATAATTGAAACTGGAATGGCGAACGGTCCAAGTGGTGCATATTATCTTCCATGGGAACCGGGATATCCGGTTCCAGTGCCACCCAGTGATTTTATTTCATTAAAACAAAAATATTATGATGCTTATGGAAGAATGTGTACTCCAGCAGAAATGTTCCCGGAGAGCGGTATTGATGGATTGGCACAATTTGCTCCAATTAGAAAAGTAATACCACCAAACTACTTGCAGTGGGGAGATCCAAGTGGTCAAGGGCAATATGGTTGGTATGGAGATGGAAAAACAGTTCCATATGGTGGACTTATTCTCTATAAGGAAAATACAGTAAATCCAGATAAAATTTTTAAAGAACACGAAACTGGATTTTATAATTGTATAACTGGAGAAATAGATCCTAGTGTTGGATCGGGATTTCCTTCAGAATATAAAATTCAAGATTTACAGTATTCAAAATACTATAATACTGATAAACAGTATAGTAAAAATGCTCCTGGTTATGTGAATAGACAATTATTTTTTAGAGCCATTCCCGGAACATGGAATTTAGTTAAATGGGGAAGCTTGTGTTTAAATATTGATGACTGCGAATATTGCAGCGGTGATTCAACGGGTTGTAGTCCATTTAATATATACGGATATGGTCCAGATATTACTTTCCATCCAGAAAATATGTGGTATGCACCAAATGTATTAATTAAATATTCTCCTAAGGAATCAAATTTTGATAATGGTATTTTAACTTTATGCAGCGGAATTAATCTCAATCAGGATTTAGAATCAACAAAATGCAGCGATAATGGTTATAGTGTTGGTGGTGATAGTGATCCAACTAATCCAAACAACGTTGAATGTGGTTATCAAGGAATATGTTGGGATCCCAGTGGAGCTCCATCTTCTGTTAGATGTGTCGAAGATTGTTCGATTCCAAGTAATAGTATATGTAAAGGTCAATTTTGTTGTGGAGCACGATGTTCAGCAAGTTGTGCTCCAGCCGTAAATTTTTTATTCGATCCAAATACTACGGGAATAGATAATAAATTATGCAAAGATTTATTTGGTATTACTTGCTGCCAATGTATTGGAAAATCACCAAACGATAAAATAACCTCACAAGAGTGGTCAAATATTTTGTTTGGACCATCTAAAAAATGTAATGAATGTGGAGATGCTTGTTTTGTTAAATGTCCAGAATCACCAGAGGCATTTAGAGAATTTGGAGCGACAAATCCAGAACCAAAAAATAATTTTATTACAAATCCATGCGACATATGTGAATGCGGTGCGAAATCGTGTCCAGTTTTGGGAGTAGGTTCATGTGATTTTAATTGTGGTTATAATGGTTTTGAATATCATCCCCTTGCTGTTGTATGTTCAACATCCAGTTATGGTTGGGGAAAGCAACACACAGTCGAAAATGTAAGTTGTACTATTTGCCAGTGCTCTGGAAACAATTATTGCTATGCAAGATTTGGTGGAAAAGTACAAAAATATCAAGAAAATTTAAATACACATTTTTATTCTCCACAAGAAGATCCAAATGGAAATTTGTATTATACAGAAAATATAATAAATGTACCAGCACCTCTTCATGTATTAACACCTGATACACCAATGGGAAAAACCGTTCAAACAATTGCAGAATGTCAAAGTTCGTGTGGAGTGCCAGATCCGGGTTCAAATCCATATGCATGGTGCATATGTCAAACTCCAACTTCTGTAGGAGAAATATTATGTCCAGGTGCATTAATGGCTGGATTCCTGAATAAGGTTGGCAATGATGGTACTTGTACATCAAATCCATTTTGGTGTAAGATTTCTAAAAGTGGTAGAATTAAATTACCACATATAATAGATACCGATATTGATCCAGCAATATATGAATATTGAGAATTTTATATGAATACAAATAAAACAGTAATAATCAACGGAATAAAACAACAAATAAACACTTCTGATATTTTAGAATTAACAGATAAGCAACAGATGAAATCATGGAATGAACAACGTAAAAAAAATTATAAAAAATCAATCTCTATAAAGTTTGGTTTTTTAGAAAAACCAGTAGGCGATATTATTGATACAATTACTAAAAAAACTGGATTGAAATGGTTGATTACTAAATTATTTAAAGAATGTGGTTGTGAAAAAAGAAGACAATATTTTAATAAATGGAATTTTTATATACCATTTGTTTATATTGATAATCGATTATCTCTTCCAGAAGATTGGAAAACATCAGAACTTGTTACTATTGATTTAAAAGATTCAAATCATAAAGAACACAAACCATTATCCCGTAACTTGGTAAGAAATCCAAAAAGATCTTGTAATTGTGGTGCAAAAAATAAATAAAATTATACAGCAATCCATTGATATGAATCACCATCATAAAAATAAATATAACTAATTCCCGAATCAGCAACCCAAATTTGATTTTCTTTCGGATTTACTGGTGGTAAAGATCCCTTAAAAGGTTCTGTATTGTTTAAATATTTCCAACTTGTTGGATCTTGTATTGGACTTTTTTGATTTAATTTAGTTGCTCTGTATAATTTACCTTGATATGTAACAATATCTCCTATGGAATAAGTACTTGATATTCCATTAGCATTATTAAATTTAAACTGTCCTTTAAACATGTTTAATTTGATAGAGATATTGTAACAGTCAATTGTGTGGGCCCATCAAATAAACAGTACAACGTTTTGGGCAATGAAGAACTATAAATTAAAAGTATATAACTTTGATCAAAACCCGGAACACCAGAACGATAATATGATGTTGCAAGTTTTTGCGACAAATTTAAATCAGAGAATAGATCGACAGACCATCCCTGCAGCGATGGATGGCTCAAATCAATTTTTAAATTATTTGGACCAAAAGATATACTCGAAATCGCACTTGATGTAGAGCTGTAAGATCTGTTTGTATATACCGCATATGGAGAAGTATTTACATTATTTGTTGTGGTTGTCGTCTGTGCAATTGAAAAATAAATGCTATTTGAATATGCAAGAGTTTTGTTTCCATTATTAGCATATGAATAACTCTCGACAAAGTTACCACAACTTTGACAGGGAAGCCAATAACCGTAATACGTACTTCCCTGTGCTCTTAAAAATGTTTGATATTCATTTTGATTGTCAAAACAATCATATTTGATCAAATTTTGATCATACAGAGTAAATGCACCCAAAGCAGATTGTGATTTAGAAATCATAGACACATCTGATAAACCACGAATATAATAATTTAGTGTTGTCGCTGTAGTAAATCTATTTTCATTTGTTAAAGATACAGTTGTATATAAAAGCTCAGTATTATCTTTTAATTTTAAAATTCCATAAATTTTTAAACGACCCGAATTTAAAGTAGAACCACTGATTTCAATATATTCTTCAAAATTAAAAACAGAACCAAGTACACCAGAATTGCTAAAAGATGTATTATTTTTATTGGGTAGTGAATGTATTATATAGTTTGCTGCGGTAGATCCACCTGTATAACCTAAAGTAAACTGCAATGGTTTTGTAAAATTTGATTTATCAAAAAAATTGTATGTTGTTATCCCTGTAAACCCAGAAACTATTTTTCCAATAATAGTTTTTGTATTATTAAAAGTAGATGAATAGGTGAAAGTACCACCAACATTTGTTCTTATATTTTTAACTTCATCATAATATTCTATTGGATCAATATATACAGTTGTTCCAGCAGGAATGGTTGAAAATATTTTTTTCAATAACGTTCTATCAGATGTATCATATGTATCAGTATAATCAAGATAGCAGGTTGATCCACTTAGCAAAATATTTGGAGGAGTATTCATCCACCCATTTGCATAGCACGGATCCAATGTCGATCCTTGCAACACGATTCCCGTGTTTACAATACTTCTAACATTGTTTAAAGTAAATAAAGACATTTATTAAGATGCAAGATAAGTTATTACTTGTGTTCCAGAATTAGATTGAATCCAAATTTTATTTGTGTTGACAATATTTAAGAAAACTGAATCTCCGGGATCCATGGCAAATCCAACAGATGACCCGGTAAAAGATCCGGTATTACCGATATAGATTAAATCTGTATTTGTTGATAGAGCTTTTAGATTCACGCCGCTGCTAGCACTAAATCCAACAGCATCGAGTTGTGAAACAGAAACTGTTGCGCTAACTCTGCTATTTTTGAAAGAGGATGGTCTGGTAACCGCAAACCCTCCAAGATCTGCACGTAAACCAACTACCTGACCATAGATTGCAGTCATTCCATTAGTTATGTTCGTATCATTGATTCCAACTGTATTACCTACGGTGACAGCAACGGCAGTTGCACCAGATAGACCCACAACAGTAACCGTCGAAGGAATTGTTGCAGAAATGGTTGCTCCGGATATGTTAACATTAAGAGCACCATTTGAAACGGTTGCAAAATTTCCACCAGTGCCTGCAATGTTTACATAAACATAAGTTGATCCTGCAGGACCATATACAGAGATAGCGTCATTTGTTTTATTGATATATCGGCCACCAGTAACCTCTACTTGTGCACCTGTAGCAGTTCTGACATATACAGGCGCACCAGTCAATCCTGATACAGATACAGTTCCTGAAACTGGAACGGCTGTTCCGCTTGGTGTTCCTTGAATTGTAATTGTTCCGGTGAATCCAGAAATTGTAGCCGTCATTCCACCCGCTACGCTAACTGGAAGTGGATTGGCGGATGTTACTGGTGTTCCAGTTCCAGTAACACCATACATTAACTTAAAATATTGTGTATAGTACGTATATCCACCGGGATCCAAAATTGAATCTGCACCGATGAATACTGTTGCTCCGCTGTTCAACCCAATATAATTGCTTCCGTAATATGGTGAAATTGCCATTTTTGATCCTTATGTCTAGAATATTTATATTATATTATTTATTGGATTTTGGAGGAATGTGATATAAAATAACCATATGTACATCGATGATTTAGCAAAAGAACAATTTTCAAACAAAGTAATATCAAGAGTTTCATTAACTAAAATGAGTTTTATGGATTGTATTTTAGAAATTACAGAGGAGATGGGTTTGGATCCCTCAGCCTCAGCAAAACTCTTAACAAAACCAATAATTGAAAAGTTAGAACAAGAAGCAAAAAATTTGCACCTATTAAAAAAGGGAAAAACCAAAAAGTTACCTCTTGACTGATTTGTATTGGGTTATATATTAATAGAACACTAGGCCGAGGGAGATCCTCGGGGAAAGAAGATACTATGTCGAATTTTGCAGATTTCAAGAAGAAGAGTAAGAACTCAGTCGCATCTCTAACCGAGCGTTTGGATAAACTTACATCCAAAGAAGGATATAAGGATGAACGCATGTGGAAGCCGGGAATCGATAAAGCCGGTAACGGATATGCAGTAATCCGATTCTTGCCAGAAATTCAAGGTGAAGATGCACCGTTTGTGGCTCTTTATAGCCATGCATTTAAGGGTAAGGGTGGATGGATGTTTGAGAATTGCCCAACCACGCTAGGTGAGAAGTGCCCAGTATGTCAGGCCAATACAGAACTGTGGAATAGTGGTATTGAAGATGATAAGAATATTGCACGTAATCGTAAGCGTAAGTTGGCTTACATCTCAAATATTCTTGTTCTTGAGGATCCTGCTAATCCAGAGAATAAGGGAAAGGTATTTCTATACCAGTATGGCACTAAGATCTTCCAAAAGATCCAGAGCCTTGCTCATCCAGAATATCAGGATGAGGTTGCAGTCGATCCATTTAACTTCTGGACTGGTGCAGACTTCAAGATCAAGATTCGTAATGTCGGTGGGTATGTAAACTATGATCGTTCAGAGTTTGCAGCACCCGCACCACTACTTGGTGGTGATGACAAGAAACTTGAGGAACTTTGGAAGAAGCAGTATTCTCTCAAGGAGTTTACCGACAAGAGCCAGTTCAAGAGTTATGATGAACTGAATGCACGTTACAAGAAGGCTGTCGGAGATGATGTTCGCGCACAGTTTACCGAATCCAAGAACATCGAAGATGATGTTTCAAATCCGGTACAGTCTGAAGACATTGAGGAAAAGGATCCTCTAAAGTACTTCTCTGAAATGGAGAATGATTGAAAAAGCCCCCGAAAGGGGGCTTTTTTTATGCCCAGTGGGGAAATTTACTAAATTGTTCTCTACGTTGTAAAAAAATTAAATTGGTAGGATCTACTGTTGGTTTTTCTTCAAATTTATTTTCAGGTTTTGGATCGGGAATCCACTGAGTGCGCATTTCATTTGAATTGTTTTTAATCTGTGACTGCAATGAATCTACAGTCTCTCTTAATTCATTATAGTGATCTTCTGCATTAAATTTTAAAGACATATTTAATGCTGTCTTAGAAACTTCAGCCTGCGGTGCAGATTTTATATCAACCTGTGTTGGTGTATATGGAATCGAGGGAGGTAGGGGTACGTCCATCTGTGCAACAGATTCTGTATCCATTTTTATTGATGATGGAGTTAATGCCGGTGCAAATACTTGTTTTTCTGCATCGACATCTATTTGAATGTCTTGATCATTCATGGTTACATTCCTCCACTAAGATTATATGATTTTGCCATTTCTTCATGTTTCTTTTGTTCTTGATACTCAATGATGAGTTTGACATAGATTTCTCTTTCCCACCAAATCATGCTATCTATGTCGAATAAGTTCCATCCAAAATTATTTATTAAGGTAAAATTTGTTGTAAAATAATCTTTTAAATCAAAAAACTTTACCGATAGATAAAAAAACTTAAGATGCCGCTGACCTCCTTTTCACCGTCTTTGGTATCTAAAGTAATGTATAATTCAGGCAATTTTGTTAAAAAATGTTCTAGTTTTGGAACTATATTTAAAGGAAGATTATCCAACAACTTTTTAATTTCATCGGCTACAAAACGATCAACATAAAAAATTTCACCTTTGACAATTATTTTGTTTATACATGATTTTATTAATTGTTCTTTATCTAAAGATGATAATTTCAACAAATCTTTTATTGTCGGTGTGTGCAACATCAATGTGATGTTTTCATTTAGTTTTATTGTATCTTCTATTATGTTATTTTTAGTTTTAATATCGTATATGAAGACTTGAATTTTTTCTTGATTATAGATTAAATTAAGATATTCGTCTACACTTTTTGCTCTAATCTGTAGAAATAAAAATTCAGCATCAGCAAGACACAAATTTAAAATATCCAAACCTTCAGTATTTGATTTTAATAGTTCTAACATAGCATTTAGAGATAATTTTTTATTATCTTCTTGCAATACTATAGAAATATTTTTTGCATCTTTTACACGAAATGGTTTAAATGATACTTTTTGATTTGAAAACGGCAATACAGTTTCGTATTTTGGTAATAAATTTTCCAAAGACTGAAGAATGTCCATAACTCACCTTTTTTATTTAAATGTAAAATCTCTGTACATAAACAACACTTGATATGTAGAGTATTGATTTTGTTCCAACATTGTCAGATTTATCGGCATGCATTCGATTGGATAAACTTCAAAAAAAGTATATGTTCTATTGGTATTTCCATTTAAATCCAAAAAATTAATCTTCATTGTGCAATTATAAATGACATCGTCATAAAACGATAACTGGAATGGAGCACTGACAGAACCTCTTTGTCTTCCGCCTGAATATATTAAGTTAAACCATTGATCAAAAAAATCTGTAATAAAGTGATCATTTGTTATTGCAAAACTCACTAACACTCCCTGTGGAAATTTTTGATAACGTGGTACCGTTCTACCTAAACCATATCCTGCCAAATTATCAGCAATACCATCCAATGCTCTAGATCCAACAGTTACTGCTAAAGGCTGTAAATCTTTATTGTCAAGTTTAAGGGTTTTTGGTAACCCATCGAATGTCATAGAAAATCTATTTGATCTTTGCAAACCATTGTGGCGATCAAAATAATCTTTAATTGAAAGGATGGAATTTGTATTAGGCATTGTTAAATAAATCTTTTTCTGTTAAAATTTTAAATACAATGTTGTGGCTATCACAGTATTTTTTAGCGGCTTGCCACTTGGCTGAATTCATTATCCAAATGGCTTTTTCTTTTTTAGAAGCGTTCTCTTTTAAATACGTTTGTTTTTTAGGTTTAACTTCAACCATCCAATTATGCACACCAGAAGAATTTTTAAATTGAATCAAGAAGTCTGGAAAATAATTGTGCACCTTTTCATCCAATGGATTTACATAAGGAATTGCAATTTCCTCCGAAGACCATTTTATAATGTTTGGAGTTTCATCACAAAATTTGCAAACATTTCTCTCCCACAATGATCTGCAGACTATTTTTGACACATCACCAGCATATTTCTTAGGATTTTTGGGATTATAAATCGATCTATATGCCATATACAATATTTAGAGAATTTGTCTAAATATTCAATATGGCACAGTATTACTTCCAATATCCATACGGATCTTATGCCGCAGAACAACCTATGTGGATGAATTTTTATTGTGCTGGATACTCATTAGTAAATTCAGATAGAACCAGAGCAGGTGTAATTAATAGAGCATTTGCCCACCTAGTTCTACCGATGCCAAAAGAACCGGGATATCTTGCTGCACATGAATACGGTGAAAGCAACAACAATCCTGTAGGACCGATGTTGAGTCGTGCTGGTATCGCAAATTCAGGTGGTGGTGCGCAGGGTGCTATAAGTGTTTTAAAAAGAACTTTGCAACCAGCAACATTTTATTGGGAAAGAATGTTTGCTACCTCAACTTATCGTAGATTTAGTAATATTGCTGAAGCAACAATGGTATCAGAAGCAAGAAAGAAATATTATTTTCAATATTTGTTTGCACCAAAAAATGCAGATGAATCATTTCAAATAGATAATATTATTGGAACTTTTAGAAAATCCTCTTATCCCACTGTTGCTACAGGATTGCCTGAAAGAACATATCCACAGCAATTGTGGACGTTGCAAGTTTCTAGAGGAAATGGTGTGGCGTTTGGTTCAAATACTGATTTGACTGCAGATTGGTTGGGAGAACCATTAGTGTGTGTATTAGAAACAGTAAAAGTTCAAAAAAATGATGAAAGTGATCCTATAATCAGATATTTACCAGATGGAAAATCCTCATTAACAATGTTGGGTTTGGTGTTTAGTGAATTTGAAACAGGATCATATGATCCTTCTGTAAATGGAGTTCAATCCAAATCTGAAATTTCTTATAGATATTTTGGCACATCAACATGAAATTTTTTAAAAATCTACCACAAACAGGTTTTAATAGTTCTATTGGATCTTTTAGCATTTCTGATTTTTTTACTTATCTGGATGTTAATAGAAATGCAATTGATATAACTACCGCTAAAGTCGATGATAAAACAACTTTGGTAGAAGCCGCATATCGAGTCTATAATGATGTTAATAGTTTTTGGACATTTGTTGCAGCCAATCAAACTGTGAATCCATTTGATTTATTGGCACCAAATAGTACTGTATATTCTCAACAAAATATCAGTAAAATAAACTTATTACTATTTTCAAGCCCCGGAGTAACTACAGGCGCTTCGTCTTTCTATCCGGGAAGTATAATAATGCCTTATACCGGAAATACTGGAGCATCCTATCAATTGGGTGTAACTGGTAATTTTGATGTAAATGGTCCATTTACAATAGTAGAGGCCACATCATTCTATGATGGAAACATGATTATAGGCCCACAGTACAACAGTACTTTTATTAGTGTTACAGGTACAGCAGACCACGTTACCGTAATACAAAAAAATGTAGATGGTACATATACTTGGGCCGGGACATATTACACAGGAAATAAAAAATCTTCAGGTGATAGAATAATTCAAATTATTCAAAATACACAAGCCCAGACAATTTACAGAGAAACTACAACCGGAAACAGAACAATTGATTATGTACAACCACAGGCTGTTCCTGCTCCGGATGATGAAAATCAAATAGCGGTTCCTGCTGGAAGCACAGCTCCAACTCTCACTTATACAATTCAACAAACTGTTAACAACGCTCCAAAACAAATTCAAGCATATGTTCCCAGTCAACTTGGATTTGTTCAGAGTTCATTTATAACCACTAAGTATAGTTGATATGCCTAATACAAGTAAAAATTTTAATCCTGCGTATTCTACAATAAAGGCTATTTATTTAACCAGCAAATCAGATGGTACTACATCTAATGCTTTAAACATATTGCAACAAAACACACAGTGTAGATTTGAGCGACTTGAAACAGTTGAAAATATTAATGATGTATTTCCAAATGGAAGTATTGGTGTTACGGATCTTAGAGATATAGCAAGTTATATCGGTTACAATAATATTACAAATGTTATCATTGAATTCTTTAATGGTTCAAAATGGATTTGTGATATTACCAGCGCATCATATAGCAGTAATGCGGCTTCCGATACTGAAGATAATATATTTGTAATTCATTTTACCAATTCATATTATCGTTATTTTTCTTCAAATACTTTAACTGAATTGATGTCTAATCAGGGATATGGGCGTCCAACAGTTTTTACTATTGATGAATTTGTAAAGATATTAAAAAAGGACATTTTTGGAAATACTGGTGGGTATAGCGATTCTGCAAGCAATTATTTTTTATATAAACCACTAATACCATTTAATAATCGGGAAGAAACAATCCCCGACAACGCAGTAGAAATGTTAAATTATCTTTCTACGGGTGCTGTAGGAGTGACTGGCCAATCACCAAATTTTTTATTTTGGACAAGTTTTGGTGGAGATGTAAATTTTAAATATTTTCAAAGAGGGCTTACACAAGATCCATCATATAAAACAATAGATGCTGATTATAGAAATATAGCCGTTTTTAATGGTGATTCTGTTATACAAAAACTTTCTGATAAAAAAATATATCGAAAAGCATACTTTTTTGCTACTAATCCAGCATTTCAATGGATTTCTAAAAATTATTATTATGTTAGAAAAACACCAAAATATCTGGATGAATTGCCGACCGAATTTCTTGCAGAAGATGCTGATTCAGAGTCTTATACCAGAGGAAATTTGGCATTTCACTTTCAAGATGATGGCGAAAAATATAATATTGATATAGTAACTATAGATGGAAGAGGAAATACTGCACCAAAAGGTGGAGATAGGTTGATGGTTGAAAATAGTTGGGGATATTTTGATGGAAATGTTCCAACAAATAATAAATCAAATCCAAGTTTTCTTAATAACAATTATGGAACAAATGACGCATATCAAACATTGAATTTTATGGGTAAAACTGGATATATGCCATTTTTAGATAGCCCCGATATGTGGAAAAATATGTTTGATTTGACTCCAATACATCCAAATTATCCAGATCCATTAACATCAAAAATAGTAGCAGGAAAAGATACGTATTTGGATAAAATAATGCAGATTCGTTATTATGTCTCAAATTATTTAAATTATTATGATGGTCCCTTGCCATTGGATGGTACTACAGGTGGAGACCGTTTAACTAAATTGAGACAAATTGAAAAGCAAAATTTTGTAATGTATTCATTATGTTGTATGGGAAATTCAGAAGATTGTTTCTTTGCAGTTTTACAGAGATATGAACCAGATTCAACCTATTATTCAGAACAAGGACCGTATCACGGACAAGGTCAAACTGGACCAAATGGTGCAAAATATTATCGATATAAATGGAATAAATTAAATTTTACTTCAGGTGCTTCTGGTGTAACAAGTGCATATGGAATTGCAAGCGGTAGATCCGGCAATACTTATGAGGGGCATCAAATTGAACAGTGGTCTCTCGATCCATCAATCAAATCTGGAATAACTCAAGATAATACTTGGGCTATAAATTTAAATGAACGTGGATTGACTGGAAATTATTTACCACCTGGATGGGTACCCATTTCGGCTCCATCTAGTAATTTTAAATATCGTCCAATTGGTGCCATAGGTTCTAGTATTTCTGACTCGGGAGATATTGTACACATTGCGCGTGTATGCATACAACAAGTTGGTGCTAATGATCAATTAGTCTATTTTTGGGCTGAAAATGTTATGGATGGAAGCTGTTAATTCTCGGAGATTTTATTATGTCTAAACAGATTGTAGTACGTGGATCAAGCGAAGTAAAAAATGCTTTTTATTCTGTTAATTCGCGTGATGTATACGATTGTGCAAATGGAAGAATAACCCAAGGTAACTGTGGGGCTCCAGCATCATTGGATGCGTGCTTTAAACAATACCCGCAAATTTTACAAACTGCAAAAGCTATAGGTTTTTATAATACAGATTTATATGGTCCATCTGGATATACTTTATGGACAGGAAATCCGGGAGGATCATTTGGTAAAGGATTGGATTTATATTTTAATACCACAACCGAAGAAGTAAATCTTGTTGCAAAATTGTTAGGAACTGCATGGACTGGTTGTTTGTGGGGTACACCAAATGCATCATACAGTAGCAACTGCCCAGATATTGGACCTAAGTATGAGGCATATATTAAACACCGCTTGAATGATGCTTCTTTTTGGAATACTCCAGTAGAGGGTCCAGTACAGCGTGCAGAATTTGTGGACGCATTACAATATGGGAGAAAGGTAGATATAACTATAGCCGGTGATTTTAATTTAAAAGTAGGCCAAGTTGTTAATGTTAAGGCCGATGCTTTGAGCGGATATCCATATGTCTCGACTCCATCGTATTTAAATGGATTATATTATATAACAGGAATAAAACATGTAGTAAGTAATTCGGGAACCCATGAAACTGCATTGGCATTAAGTCAAATTGCAGGAGTAAGCGGTCCATATTACCCTTGATATAAATATTCTGATGGCATTAAAAGATTTTTCCATACTATTAGAAAAAATATCTACAAATTCAACCAAAAAAGATTTGGCTGTTGTGAGTGGATTTAATGCCTATTCTCAATATATTGAAGCTGTTTGCAAAACCCAAAAAGGCGAACTTGTTTCAAATATGAATTTAGGATCAGATTATTTTAAATATATCTTCAATGGGCAAGGAAATGTGGGTTCATTGGAAGTAAGTTTGGCAGCATATATAAGTGCTGCAATTCCGGAATTGTCAAATGTACAAGTAAATGTAGAATATATAACTGATACAGTAATTCAGTTTTTAGTTACTTATTTGATAACTGATGGAATAAATACACAAAATAAAGCAAGCACCTATATAGAGGTTCAACTACAATGACCTATCAACTTCAAAATCTTGATGTATCGTCTTTGGATTTTGACGATATAAAAACATCTTTAATCTCGTTTTTTAAACAACAACCAGATTTAGCCGATTTGGATTTTGATAATAATGCAAGCACCACAAATTTATTGATTAATATTCTAGCCACTGTTACTGCATATAACGGCGTGTATTCACAATTTGGTTATGTAAATTCTTTTGCAACAACCACAACACTGTTACAAAGTTTATTGGGTATAGCAGCCAACAGTTCAGTTTTAATTGCACCTACACAAGGGTCAACAACTGTAGGTAGCATCAGTACATCAGGTGTTACTTTACAAAGTTATAGCACCTTTTTGGCCACATCTACGAATGGTGCAAATTTGTATTTCTTTAATACTGATGCTGTAAATCCAAATACTAATACCACTCTTACTCTCTATTCCGGTTCCCAAGTTGTTAATTATACAAATTATGATTACAAAACACAATCATGTCAGTTGCCATACACAGTGGATCCGAGAACTATTAAATTTTATACGGCTCCATTAAATTCGTCTAATGTAACAACATGGACAAGAGTAGATCGTGGATCAAATGCAAGCACAGGAAATAAAACAACATTTACCGTTATAAATGGACCAGAAGGTTATATTGTTACAAACAATTTGCCCTCTGCACAAACAATTACTACTGCAAGTACAGTATTAATTAAAGCAGTTGTTTCTAATGGTGTTGCAGCAAATAACTCTACTATAATACAACGTCCAGACGTATCATTCATTTCTTCTAGTACGCCTTCAGGGGGATATGATCAAATTTCTGTTCCTCTGGCAAGATATAAATTATTGTTTAATGCCACTGGTCAAGATCGCTGTGTTACACTTAATGATTATGTTAATGCGATTTTAAGTTCTGGTTTAGATGGAACATCAGATTCTTCACTTATTACAGTACAAAATGATTCAAACACTCCCGCTCTTGTAAAAATTTATGTTTCAGGATTGTCTGCATCAAATCAAACAGCATTGATGCAATATTTAAATACAAAAGCAGTTGCTGGAATTAATTTAACTTATAGTTTATGATTTTATTATTCAACAATCAACCGGTTACCTTAACTAGTAAAGTTTCTATTTTATTAAATAATGTTCAATTGATTGGTGGAAGTAATAAGGAAAATAGATTCAATATACTAAACAAAGCGAATAATTCGTGGTTGGCAGATGAATTAACTGTTGAGTCTTTGTTTCCCCAATGGTTAATCAAAGAATATAAGAATAATCCGAGTAATGTTACAATCATAACAATTGTTAAAAATTATATGAGATGGCTTTTAAGCCAAGATTATGGATATGGCGCACAATTAAACTGGGAAAATTTGAGAATACCATTATATGCAAATTCAGTATTTCTGGAAGCATATGCGGATTTTTATTTTCCAAATGCAGATTTTTCACAACAGCCATTATCAAATGTTCTCACAAATATTAGAGCATTTTCTGTGATGGCCGGCAAAGATTATTTTGACATAAAGGGAACTCCTGCTGCTATAAAATATGTAATATGTTCTCTTTTAGGATTTCAATGGAATGATGTGATTGTTTCGCAATCAACGTCTTCCACAATTTTAATATCGATAGCATCTGCTCAAAGTTCTAGTTTAAATCAGTATAAACCTTTTTTAATGAATTATGTAATTCCTGCGGGGATTGTAGTCAACTATAGTACCTTTTAATTGAGATATTTTTATGATTAAACAAATGGTTATGTTTGCGGCATCTTTGGCTTCTAGAGGTTTAGGAAATAAAAAAACCGATCTAGAAACAAAACAGTTGCGGGTTGTTTCTTGTTTTGGAATAGAAAATAAAATTAGCCCATGTCCATTTTTACGGATTAGCCATGAACAAGGAAATAAACATTTTTGTGGAAGATGTGGGTGTGGTGACAGATCACACACATGGCTAATCAAAGATTCTACAGAATATTCTAAATTAGATTATCCCGTATTAAATTGTCCTGTCCACATGCCCGGATTCAGTAATTATGATCCAAATTTTAATATACCTGAAATCAAAGAAAGAAAAGAACAGATAGAATCTTTGGAGCCAGAGGAGTTAAAATTAATTCAAGTTACTATTGGTGGAACCGACTAATACAGATATTTGCTTTATACAATAAATAAAATTGTATAAAATTCATAAATATTTGTATGGCCATCGCTACCAAACAAGAATTTATTGATTTTGCTTTTAGAAAACTGGGTGCTCCAGTAATTCAAATCAATGTCGATCCACAGCAAGCCGAAGATCGTTTACAAGAATCTTTGGAGTATATGCATGAGCGTCATTTTGATTTCAATGAACGTGCACTCTTTGTTGTACCAGTAACAGCAGGAAATTTAACACAAAAATACTTTGATGTCAATAATTTTGGTTATGCAGTTGGAGCGCAAGGCGTAACTTCTTCTGATACCGGTTTAACTGCTTACTGGCCTTCTGCTAGCGATATTAGGACTATTAGCAAGGTTTATAGTCCCGGTAGCGTTGTTGGTGATTACATGTTTGATTTGAGATATCAGATGACTTTGTTTGATTTCTTTGGTTTATATTTTAATCAAGGCGGTTTGTCTCAAGGTCCGATGGCAACGTACATGGAAAGCATGCAATATCTTTCCTTGATTGAAGATGTTTTTAATTATCCTGTATCTTATACTTACACCAAATCAACCAATAGATTGTTTTTGGAAGCCCAACTCAGCAAACAGCAAAATTTAAATTATTTGATGGTTGAGGCATATGTACAAGTAAATCCAGATTATTATCCTGCCGTTTGGAATGATCGTATCTTCCAAAGACATTATGCCGCTTTATTAAAGAAACAGTGGGCTCAAAATTTAATGAAATTTGCTGGAATGCCTTTGCCAGGTGGTGCACAACTCAATTCCGCAGCCATCATGCAAGACGCTACCCGAGAACTAGACACACTAGAAGCAATGCTAGTAAGAACACAAGAACTACCAGTAGACCCCTTGATAGGATAATATGGCAACAAATCCATACATCAATACAACTTCAGTTTATTCTGAACAAAAACTTGTTGAAGATATCACTGTCGAATTGATACAGGGTATGGGACAGGATTGTTATTATGTTCCTAGAAAATATTTTAGTATAGATACAATTTTTGGTGAAGATCCATCTTCTTCGTTTAAAAAGGCATATACACTAGAAATGTATATCGCTTCTTATAAAGGATTTGATGGTACGGATGTTATTACACAATTTGGTTTGGAAATCAAAGACAAAATAAGTTTAATTTTTGCTCGTCGTAGATTCGGTGAAGAAATAACTGCAATGGATTCTACCATAACCAGACCCCGTGAAGGTGATTTGATTTATTTTCCATTATCCAAGTCATTGTTTGAAATAAACTTTGTTGAACATGAAAATCCTTTATACCCATTAGGAAAACTTTACACGTATCAAATTACTGCAGAACTGTTTACCTACAGTTACGAAAAGATTGCTACAAATCAAAAAGATATCGATTCTCCGTATACAAGTACCAAAGGATCTTCTGGTTCAACTATGATACCATTGGCAAATAATCTTGGAACTACATATGGAAACAATGATGATCTTACTGGTGAAAGTAAGAATTATGGATTTGATCCAAACAATCCATTTAATCAGAGTACCTGTTCTGGCTGCAGCTGCTAAGGAATAATATGTTTGACTACTTTTATAACCATAATTTAAGAAAACTTGTAGTTGGTTTTGGCAGTTTGTTTAGCAATATTCAAATTGCACACATTGACCCCGATACAAATGTATCAACCAATATTAGAGTTCCGATACATTATGCTCCACAAGAAAAATTTATTCAAAGATTGCTGCAACCATCTTCAATTACTCCCGGTACACGTGTAGAAATTCAAGTTCCTATAATAAGTTTTATAATGAATTCTGTGACTTCTGATCCAGGTAGAAGACTGCCACGTATCGCATCAGCAACAAATTGCAATGGGAAATCTGTAAACTCGCAAATCCCAGTAAACGTTTCTTTTAATTTGTTTGCATATACACGCCATACAGATGACATGTTACAGATTGTAGAACAAATTATGCCTTATTTTGTTCCAGATCATATTATAAGTATGAACATGAATGATGCAGAAAGTAGTGTAAATATACCTATTACCATGGTTAGCAATAATTTAAGTGAACGATATGAGGGTGATTTAGCAAGCAGAAGATTGAATATTGCAACATTTCAATTTGTAGCAAAATCTTGGATATTCGGTGAGGTGAAAGCTACAACAACCATTGATACAATCAATACAGCTGGAACGAATATAATCTTTAGTTAACTATGAATATTAATAAAAATTTAGCCAAGTTGTTTGATGTCTCGGAACCAAAAACAATTACGCCAACAGGAAATGCGAGTGGCGGGACTTTTGATAACAATAATTTTCAAAAAGATTATGCTTTAGTACAATCAAATTTAAAAGAATTGATAGGAAGTGGGAACGTTGCTTTGGAATCAGCATTAAAAGTTGCTACGGAATCCGATAGTCCTAGGGCTTTTGAAGTCGTTGCTATTCTTTTAAAGACTATGGCGGACCTAAACAATAATGTATTGGATATACATAAAAAAGCCAAAGACACAACAGGAAGCAAAGTAGAAGTAAAACAAACCAACAACTCTGTTTTTGTAGGTTCTACAAAAGACTTGCAAAACCTTTTAAATAAAGAACGAAGCACAGAAAAAAATATTGTGGATGCAGAGGCAGTTAATAATGAGTCAAAACCAAGTTAATCAAGGTTACAGAAATAATCCAAAGTTAAAACCTCCCGGGGTAGATCTTCAATACACAAAAGAACAGTTAGAAGAATATATCAAGTGTGCAAAAGACCCAGTTTATTTTTGTAGCAAATATGTAAAAGTCAAAACTCTAGACAAAGGTGTGATGCCTTTTAAGTTGTATGATTATCAAGAAAAATTTGTTAAAACAATTCACGAAAATAGATTTACAATTTCAAAATGGCCTAGACAATCTGGTAAATCGACATCGGTAATTGGATATATTACCCATTATGTTACTTTTAATCAATCGGTAAGTTGCGCTATATTGGCCAACAAATTAAAAACGGCTAAGGATGAACTGTTTGCTAAACTTCAACTTGCTTATGAAAATCTTCCACATTTTTTACAACAAGGTGTAATAGAATGGAACAAAACTAGTTTTAAATTAGAAAATGGATCTAGAGTAGTATGTGATGCAACATCCTCTTCCGCAATCCGTGGTGGTTCATATAATCTTCTTTTGTTGGACGAATATGCCTTCTTGCCGTCACACATTGCAGAAGAATTTTATTCTTCTACATATCCAACCATCTCCGCTGGTCTTACCACAAAACTTATTATTGTTTCCACGCCAAATGGTATGAATCATTTTCATAAGTTGTGGGTAGACGCCAACAGACCGGATGGTCATAAATTAAAGAATAAATTTGTTCCTATTGATGTTTCTTGGAGAGAAGTTCCAATTACTCCCGGTGGACCAAAAAGAGATGATGTGTGGGCCGCAGAACAGATTGCAAATACAAGCGAAGAGCAGTTTCAACAGGAATATGGCTGCAGTTTTTTAGGATCATCAAACACGTTGGTATCATCTACAAAATTAAATGTATTGGCACCAGAAGAATTTATTTCAGAAAATGTGGAAGGTCTTAGAATCTTTGAACAACCTCAAAAAGATAAAATGTACTTTTTACAGGCTGACGTTTCAAGAGGACAGGGAGCCGATTATTCTGCTTTCACAATAATCGATGGAGCAAATGCTCCCTATAAAGTTGTTGCATCCTATAGGAACAATACGATAAGTCCGTTTAACTTTCCCACAACCATATTGAATGCTGCAAAACAATATAATAATGCTTTTGTTTTAATTGAAACAAATGATCTTGGCGGTCAAGTTTCCAATATTTTGCATTCTGAGTTGGAGTATGAAAATGTATTGATGACTAAAATATTGGGTCGCAAAGGTCAAATTTTATCTCAAGGTTTTGGTGGAGTAGGTAGAAATGAAATGGGTTTAAGAACCACAGCCCAAACCAAAAAAATTGGATGTGCTATTTTAAAACGATTGGTCGAAGAAGATAAAATTTTGTTAAACGATGATCGAATTATTACTGAACTTATGTCATTTGTCTCCAGATCCAATACATATAAAGCCGAAGAAGGCCAAACTGACGATCTAGTGATGACGTTGGTATTCTTTGCTTGGCTCACCCGCCAAGACTATTATGCAGATCTCATTGAGCAATCAAAATTTAACTATGAAGATGCTCAAAAACCAGAGGATGATAATATTTTATTTGTACCACAGCAAAAAAATGATGACGATGATTGTGAATTTGTACATGGAGGGGCAGTTTGGTATCCTTCGTAAAAATGCTAAATATTTTTGCAATTATTAAGGATATTCAATGCCATCATTAAGCTCTTTCATCAATTCAAGCCAATATTCCACAGAAAGTACGAACATACCCTTGATTGCGGGTATGCAATTGGGTTCTACTTATAATACTGGATTATCTTTTAATGGTTATTGTGGCGCCGCCGGAAATGATCCCGGAGGTTTATTTGGTTGGCTAACATATGCCCGGTCAATTGTAGCAAACCCAATTAGAGGAAAAACAACCGATAGTTACATTGTATACACCAATCCACAAGATATGGTCAATGATCTTGATCTGTTAACTGGTGTAACTTCTTGTCTGGTATCGGCTACAGGTGCAGGTGGAACTTATGGTTTGTTCCAAAACAATGGAACAACT